TTTCGTGAAGGAGGGTATGACCCTTATTACTGAAGTTGACAGCGAGCGTCATCTAAGGAGAGCGAGAAAATTGAAAGATGTTAAAGAGGGAGAAATCTTTGACAACCAAGAGGAGTGGGCAGACGGATTCTGTGGTAAGTGATAAATAGAAACAGCCTATTGCTGTGTCTAAATGCCTTCCTTTCAGACATTCAAAGACTTGAGTGTTACATTTAAGAAGCATCCCGTTACCGATGATTTGGTAACGGTAAAGGACAAGGCAGCTATCGTTCAGTCGATTACTGCCTTGCTTCTTACTATGAAGGGAGAAAGACCATTTCAACCTAACTTGGGTAGTGGTATTCAGAAGGTTTTGTTTGAACCATTAGATTATGGTTCTGCTGGTGTTATCAAATCAGAGATTACTAACGTATTAGCAAGATACGAACCAAGGGTTTCTGTTGAAGGAATTAGATGTCTACCAGATGAATTGAATAATGGTTATGAAGTAGAACTTCAGTTCTCCATTATTGGTCGAGATGACGCACCAGTAGCAGTCGAATTCTTCTTAGAGCGAACACGATAATGCCTTATACTCAGGTTGCCAACTTAGACTTTGAAGATATCAAAGCGCAACTCAAGGAATACTTGAGAGCACAATCAGATTTTACTGATTATGATTTTGAGGGATCGGCATTAGCAACGCTGATTGACACTCTTGCTTATAATACGTACTACACTGCGTTCAACACCAATATGGTGGTGAATGAGATGTTCCTAGACTCTGCTACGTTGAGAGACAACGTAGTGGCACTAGCGAAGCAGTTAGGGTACAGGGCAAAGTCAATCACTGCTCCTGTTGCATATATCGACTTTACTGCAACATATGCCAACCCTACCACTGATGCAGAGTTAATCCTAAAGGCAGGCACAGGATTCGTTGCTTCTTACGATGAGACTTTGTATCAGTACGTTACATTAGAAGATGTAAAGGTACAGGTAACGGGAGGAAACACTGCAACCTTTGCACAAGTTCCAGTAAGAGAAGGAACACAGATTACAAATACTTATACTATTAACACTTCTTTAGCAAATCAGAAGTTCATTCTTGATAACAAGAACATTGATACTAACACTATTAGAGTAAAGGTCTATCCTGCTGGTGGAAGTTACAGCGAACCATACTTCGTTTCTGACAATATCTTAGAAGCAAACTCAGAAGCAAAGGTATTCTTCCTAGATGAGATCGAAGACGAGAGATATGAGATCATCTTTGGCGATGGTGTTATTGGTTATGCACTACCTAACGGTGCAAGAGTAGAAGTCACTTATCTAACAACATCTGGTCCTTCATCAAATGGCGTCAAGTCATTTGTATTCAGTGGTGTATTGGAGACCGTAAATGGTGTTAACCCCAATACAAATGTATCAATTGGTACAGTTGTTGCATCTGCAGGTGGAGAAGAAAGAGAGTCCACCCAGAAGATCAAGTATAATGCTCCAAAAATCTATGCTGCACAGAATAGAGCAGTAACATCAAATGACTATGATGCTTTGATCCGCAGGATCTACCCTGCTGTTAGTGATATCATCATCTTTGGTGGTGAAGATCAAGTACCACCACAGTATGGAAGAGTCTTCATTGCTATCAAACCAGAAGATGCTTCTTATATCACTAGCATCACGAAGCAAGAGATCAAAGACGAATTGAAGAAATATAGCATTGCTTCTGTCATTCCTGAGATTGTAGACCCTTCAATTCTATTTGTTGAGTTAACAAGTAAGATTTTTTACAGCAGAGCAAAGACTAGCGACAGACCTGCAGTCATTCAGGGTAAGGCAATTGGTTCTCTGAATGATTATATTGAGACTAGTGATACTGAGAAGTTTAATGGTAAATTTAGATACAGTAAAGCGATCACTGTAATCGATCAGTCTGACAATTCCATCAATTCTAACCTTACATCTGTTACGTTGAGAAAGGATTTTATCCCTCAACTTAACAGCACATCATACTACGAAATTTGCTATCAAAATGCGTTTGCTGATGACGACGACCCTGTAGTGTTCTCAACGGGTTTCACTGTTACAGAATACCCTACTTTTACTGTCTATTTGGAAGATAGGTTAGGCAAAATGGTCCTATATAGACTAGATGGAACTAATGGTGATAAAATTGTTTTAGACGATTTTGTTGGCACCGTAGACTATGAAAAAGGTGAAGTAAAAATGAATGACCTTACGATTATCAAAGGGTCATTTGAAGACAACAGAATCCAACTGAGAGCACTTCCAAGACAAAACGACATCGTTGCGTCAAGAGAAGTTTATCTAGACGTAGACATCGCAAACAGCAGCTTTATTGCATACGCAGAGTAGTATAGATGGCGAAAATCAAGAATTCAATTTCAACTCTGATTGAGACTCAACTACCAGAGTTTATTACTACTGAATACGAGCTTTTTGGTAACTTCCTTACCAAGTATTATGAAAGCTTGGAGATTCAGGGTGGTGCCCTTGATATTGCTAATAATCTATCAACCTATGCAGACATTGGATACTATGAGTCCAAGGTACTTGAGCAAAATAGTGAACTAGTAGGCAACCTATCAGATTCTGCCACTACTATTACTGTTTCTGATGCTCGTTCATTCCCAGAAGAGAATGGGTACATCAAAATTGGTAAAGAGATCTGTTTTTACAAGAGCAGAACAGATACCGAGTTTTTAGAAGTCTCCCGTGGTGTTAGTGGTAACACTAAACTTGGTGACCTCTATAATACTACAGAATTTGTAACTAGTCAAGCATCGACCCACTCTGGTGGAGAACTAGTACAAAACATCAGTAATCTGTTTTTGTATGCTCTAGTCAAGAATTTTGAGGAGCAATACTTAGCATCGTTCCCAGAAAAGTATTTAAAGAACGCTGTAGACAAAAGAACACTTATCAAAAACATTGGTGAGTTCTACAGAGCAAAAGGAACTGAAAGATCTATCCAGTTCTTATTCAACACTGTAATCTCTGGTGGAGAGGAGAATAGACCTGAGGTTTACAATCCATCAGATTTTACCTATAAGTCATCTACATCAGATTGGACACAAGGTTATGCTCTTCGTGTCAAGGTTCTCTCTGGTGATGTAAAAGATCTTATTGGAAAGGTAGTTGTTCAGCAAGAAGGACCCAGAAATGGTTTTGCTTCTGCTACAGTCGATAATGTCAGGTTTGACTCTAACGTTGATGGTGAAGTAACATATAATCTGTTCCTGGCAACAGAAACTATCAATGGTATCTTTGAATTTACTACAAAGACAGAGTTAACTAAACAAATTGAAGATACCGATGATGTAGGAGATAGAATCAGTGTTGCATCTACGCTAGGATGGGAAAGCACAGGATCTCTCTTAATTGGCGGAGAAACCATCACATTTGATGATAAGAATATTACACAATTTACAATTAGCAGTAGAGAACAAACAGTAATTCATCCTGCTGGTACTACTGTTTATGATCCTATCATTATTGGTAACTCGGATGTAAAACTACTGGTATTTGGACTAGTTTACAATTTACTTCCCAACCAAGCACAACCTTATGCATTTACTGGTGATCCTATTGAGGTCACAAATCCAGGATTTGAAACTACTGATCCAAAAGTAGTTACACCTCAAGGAATTAGATGGTTACTATCAAACACGAATGCTAAACCAACCTCTCCAACAAATCCCTCTTATACTAGTAGTCTGTCAAATCTTTCTACTGATGTGTCTGCTGTATTCTCGGATGAGCAGTTCTATTACATTGCTTCTTCTGGATACCCATCATATCCTATTCTGGAAAACGTAACTAGTATTCCTGGCAATCTTGCCGATCAAAAAGTTCTAAAACTTATTAGAAAGGAAGCAACATCAACAACAGAGGTTTATAAGACTCCATCTCTTGACACTGGTGTTCTATTGAATGGAACTAGAATTTATAGTTACAAGGATACTGATACTGTAAGATTCGGAAAACTAGAAAAACTTACAGTTAATAACCAAGGTATTGGATACAAGAACGCACCATATGTTCTAGTTAATGATGTTGCTGGAAGAGCAGTAGCAAAACTTGCTGGACAATTTGTAGAATCTATCGAAGTATTAGAACCAGGACTATATGGCAAGACTCCTAGAGTTGAAATCACTTCTGGTCGTGGTGCTGAAGTAAGAGCAACAGTTACTTTTGGTAGAGTTACTGATTTGATCATTGACAATCCTGGTCAGTATTATTCATCACCTCCAGCAGTTATCATTAGTGATCTTGCTGGTCAAGGTCGTTTAGCAGAATATACTGCTATTGTGTCTGATGGTGAAATTGTTGGATTTGATCTAGTAAACGAAGGTAGTTTCTATTCGCAGGACAATGTAAGAGTTACTATTGTTCCAGTTGGTAGAGATGCTACTGCTATTCCAGAATTGACAGAATGGGTCAAAGATAGGTATTCTAGACTACAAAATTCTCTAGATGACAATAATGGTTTTGTCTTCGAGAACTTTAATAAGTCATTGGAGTATGGATATGCTCATGTTGCTAATCCTAAATCTCTTCGTGTCAGACTCAATGATAACTTAAGTTCACTTGGAGTAGAACCAGCGGTTAAGGTTCATTCTCCTATCATTGGTTTTGCTTATGACGGCAACCCAATCTATGGACCATTTGCACATGAGAATCCATTAGATACACAGTCTCCTATTATTAGGATGACTTCTAGTTATATTTTAAAACAAACTAGATCTTTTGGACCTAGCACACAGGACTATCCACTTGGTGATTTTATTCAAGACTACGAATATCGCCATAAGACAGGAACTCTCGATCAAAATAATGGTAGATATTGCGTAACTCCAGATTATCCAAATGGAGTCTATGCATACTTTGTTACCATCGACGATCAACAGGTTCCACAGTTCCCTTATATTATTGGAGACAATTTCTACTCTCTCCCCGTAGAATCCAACTATGCGTCTAATCTAAACCAGTCAAACATTTCTTCTAATGTCAAGAGACTGTTTGTTCCTGGTATCGAAGGTAATGGTGGTGGTGTCAATGCAACTATTAAGGATCTAGAATCTGGAAGCGTAGACTCTGTTGAAGTAGAGTCTTCTTCTGATTCGTTCAGTGTAGGATCTTCCCTAGTATTTGATAACCTTGGAACGGATGGTAATGGCGTAGAAGCGTCTGTAAGTTCAGTTAAAGGAAAATCTGTCAATTACTTACAAAGTTTTGAATCCAAGGTTGTTAAGTTGGTCATTACCAGAGATTCTTATGTCTTTGCTGATGATTTCCTTAGACAACCAGGATCTGGTGCTTTTGGAACAATTGTTGGTGATGTAAGAGCAGACAATACCATTCTAGTAAAAGATGTCAATGGAACATTTGATGGTAGTGCAACATTCTCTACTGACATTAAAGTAGTCAGACTTACAATTGATAAAGTCTCTTCATTTGAACAGGGATCTATTCTAACACTTACCGATGGTGTTATCACTGAAGCAGCACAAGGTGAAGTATTAGAGTCTGTCATTGCAGGCAATACAGTAATTGTAAAAGTCACTTCAGGAACATTTGAAGGTCAAGATGCTCTACCTGGATATTTCTTAAAGAGTAATTCTCTTTCCGATACTTCTGGTGCAAGGATTGATTCTGTCGAATACCTAAGTGATGGACTAGTTCCATTTGATATTGATTCAAATGTCGCCCTAGTTGAAACAGTAGGAGAACATAAACTAGGTATTGGAGATGTAGTTGATGTTTCTATCAACCCAGATGATGCAACAAAGACAAGAACTTACTTTGTAAGAAAGAGAATTTATCAAGAGTTGACACTCAGAACACCAAGATACGAAACTACTGTAAATTATAGTGGTATTGGTAGAGGCATTATTCTTAATGCTGGTAATTTGTATGAGGTTGGTTCATACACCAATATTCCACTAACTGGTGGATCAGGAACTGGTGCTACTGCAAATATTGTAGTAAGTCCATTCAACACAGGTGATGTAACTGGTTACATCTCTGATATTCAAATCTCTGAAGGTGGCGATGGTTACAAGAGAGGTGATATCCTTGGTGTAGATGATGCACCACTAGGAAAGGTTGCTGGAAGTTCACCACAAACTCTAAGATTCTTTATTGATCACGTTAGTGTATCTTCCACTGCAACAAAGATCTTTGTTAAGAGTGCAGTAGAATACTGCGAAGATGATTTATTAAAAATTGATGACGAGATTGTCAAGATTGTCTCTGTTACAAATAATCAAGTCCAAGGTGGTACTCTGATTGTAGAAAGAGGACAAGAAGGAACAGAAGCAGTTGATCACTACGATGGCGCACCTGTATCATTATATGATGGTGAATATCGTTTTGATGCAAACTTTGTTGTAAATGGTTGCGAATCTGTTACTTACAATAAAGAGAGACAGTCTTTGTTGGTAGTTTATCCTTCAACACAAGATCTATCAACACTACAAGGAATTACAGAAACTACTACTTTCTTTGATAACAGCACACCTCAAAGGTTTGTCAACATTACTAATGCAACTGAACCAGAAAATAGATTTGAATTCAAACTAGATCCATCACTGTCTATCTTCAATACTACTGCACCTAATGACTTTGTTTCTGAATGGTCTGTAAATCCAATCATCGAAGTACAAGAATACTATAAGTATAGATTCGATACTTCAGATAACTCACTCACTGGAGCAAACCTAGACTTTAGTCCAAGTGGTAATTATAACATAGTTCCAGTAGAAAAGACAGAAAGTTCTGTTGTACAAGGAGCTCCTGGATCTTTTGTTGAGATGAAGTTTGGATTTGGTCCTGCAATTGCTTCCAATCAATATGATGAGAAGCAAGAGTCTAGATTCTCTAACTATTTCTATTTTGATAAGAATGGAACGATTAGTAACAACAACTCATATCTAAGAGTTGTACAAGATCCTCTTTCTTCCAGGCAAATTGTAAATTATGTTACACCTACCAGATTCTGCTATTCTCTGAAGAGTAATCCTCAATGGGATGGATCTGGTCAAATTTCATATACTACTACAGGAAGATTTGCAGTAGGTGAGATTGATAGTGTATCCGTACAGAATATTGGAGATAACTATAAAAAATCTCCTATTGTAGTTGGTGCTTATCTAAGCACAGAAAATCAAGCAGATGCAACAGTTCTATTTGATTCTCTGTCAAATACTATTACTGGAGTAAAGGTAAACAGCAATGGATCAAATTATAGCAAACCAAAGGTAGTTATTCTTGATGGAGATGGTATTGATGCCGAGTTTGGCATTACTTCTAGAAATGGCGAAATCTTAGACATTTTTGTAACCAACAAAGGAACAGATTATACTAAGGCACCTACAATTGCTATTATCGAATCTGATGTAA